GGTTTTTTTTCGTCTGTCGTTTGTTAAAGCCTGTCTAAGCCTCTTTGATCTACACCCTGTAGGTTGGCATACCTTTACCCGCTAAAGTCTATTAGGCTTCAATCTGTGGCGTTGTATCCCTATTCTGTAAACTACTTTGGGTTATTCCTTTTTGATTGCCCCGTATTCTCTCGCAAAAAATTCCTTTATACCCCTAGCAGCTGGATAATAAATATAATATTTTTTTTATCCCTTTAAATACTAAAGTTTTATTACAAGCGCGAGTCAAAGGACCAGGTCCTTTAAAGCACCAGTAAAGCTTATAAATGAGAGTCAAAAGCCCATTAAAGTTTTTCCCTTTAAAGCCCTGGTTTTGTTATAAGTGTGAGTCAAAGAACCTTAAAGAAATTTACCCTTATAATGCCAGGTTTCTTCTAAGACTTGGGTCGGAGGCAAAAAACTTCATGTCCCCAAAGCCACGCCACCACTAGGCTGCAGAGATTCGTGACCAGAAACTTGGGTTTGGTCACAGAAAGAATTTGACTGGTTTGGTGGTTGACCCGATACTGTCCACCGACACAGCAAAACTTACTTATAAAAACAAGGACTTATATTATGGTACTTAAAAAGAAATCTGTATTAACAGGCCGTACAAACTCAATGTATATTGATATTACGGCAGAGCAATATTTAAAATATAAAACAGGTGAAGAGCTTATACAAAATGTGTTCCCTTGTATGAGTTTAGATCAGAGAGAGTTTATTATATCTGGCATCCTACCTAATGAGTGGGCATCAATGTTTAAAGGAGATAGATGATGAATAAAGTAACGATACCTACTACAACGTATGTTGAACTGACTGCTACTTTAGCTGATTACGTTCTTTATTATAGCTCACTCGACCCTATACATACTCAAGATAGTAATGGAGATACTGTATATACCGAAGCTAAACAGATTGAGTTTAACGATCTTAACGATTTTATTGATTCAATTTTATTTGATATGGGGATAACACATGAATAATATACCGAAGTACTTATTGAAAAGAATACCTAACGATGAAGAGGGTCAAGCCTTTGTAGCTACCCTTAAAAAGTATCTGCATAAAGATCGTTTTACTGTAAGAGTAAGAGGTCAGGGCTTAGTAGCAGGTCAGGATTGGAGACGACACCAGTACGGTGCGCCTTTAAAATACTCTACTCATCTTAGAATTTATGTAGAAGATAAGATAGATGTTAAGAAAAGAGACAGTGCTTATAAGTTGTATAGGCTGTCAACTGAAATGCAAGAAGTCCTTAAAGATATTTGGTAGGGGTGCCTTAGCATCCTAAGTAGCGGCTTAGTCCACCGTGCCACAAACGGACTACTAATTTTAATTGGAGTGTTAATATGAGTATAATTACAGAGTGTGAAGTATGTAATGATTTAGGGTATCTTTATAGTATTAATGAAGCCTTTGAAGACGAGGTTCAAAAGTGTGATACTTGCAACATATATTTAAACGACCAACAAGCACAGGAGATCGGAGATTTAATTTTTGAAGAGTTTACTTCAACTGAATATGCTAAGTTTATTTATTTTAGTAGCTATGATTTTAAAGATGTTCGTAAAGATTTAACTAATGGTCGTTTAATAAATGCAACTGACGCTTATAAAAAGCAAGTGTATTCTAAAGTTTCAAAATTGGTGGAAGAAAACAACGGGAAGTTTATATAATGTATATAACACACGGTAAAAACTGTCAGCGTTTTGCATTGCAATCAGCCAACAACCTACTGCTTGTAATTACTATGGTATCGTTAAGCATTCAACAGAACTGGCTTAGTGTTGGTGTTCAGCTTAAAGATGTGATGCTTAACGGATCTGACTCAAAGTTTCTTTGGAAGGATAGCAAGTTACCTACATATAAATATGTAATGATCCATCGGCATAAGATACATGCTCAAGTCTTAGCAGTATTAAACGGCAAGACTTCTGAACATAACAAGGCCCTGTCTTTGATGCGGATCTTCCTTAGAATTCCAGGATTAAACACAGCTAAAGCAGGGTTCTGTTGTCAACTGATCGGTGGTTTAGTAGGCTGCATGGATAGCCACAACATTAAAATGTACGGCCTCGACCCTAAAGACTTTGTGATTGATAAGAAGTTATCATCACCTAAAGGTATTGCTAACAACCAACGTAAGGTGTTGGGCTATGTAAATCTATGCCACGACCACGGTACTGAAAACCTGTGGAACAATTGGTGTAATCATCTATCAACTACTTCTAAGCGGTGGGTTGATGGCAATCATGTAAGTGAAGTTCACTATAGTTATTTAACTGGAGAAGTAAAATGAAAACTAACATGGAAAAGGCAGAAAAAGCGGTGTCCTCTTTAGGTTGGACGGCAGTACTAATAGATCTAGTTAATAATCTAGCTATATGTCGAAGAGGCCACGACCCTGTACGGGATACGCCCCTAGATACATCATACAGTACTAACAGATTAATGGCTATGCCAGAGGGCGGTTACTGTTTAGTATCGGGGGTCTACGATCTGACGTTTGGAGGAGCGCAAAATAGTTATCTTGAAAGGCTAGAGTTGTAGGTGCAAGATGTTAAATAATAAACTTAATATAACTTAGGATAAATAATATGAAAACTTTAATTGAAGCAGTAGAAGCGTGGATTGATGATAGAGTTGATAACAACATCGCTGTAGAGAGGGCTGATAGAATGTCTCACTCTGCGTTTGTTGATGTGGAAGAATTAAATGGGACGCTTAAAGCTATGGAAGATATACATATCCGTGATGCTAATCGGATCAGTGAGTTAGAGTCTAAACTCCGCACTCAGTTTCAAGATATAGATACTTTAAATATGCAGGTCAGTAATCTTACTGGTCTGACTGGTATCGGGGTGCGTTTAGGCGCGGTAAACGACAGGTTAGATGATGTTAACGGTTTGCTAGACGAGGCGGTATATAGAGATGATTTACATGACATGATAGAAAATGTAGTGTCTGAGGTAGATTTAGAAAGCCGAATCATAGACGCTGTCAAGGAAGAGATAGATGCTATTGATTTTAAAATTACAGTGGAGCGATAGTATTATGTACGCAGTTGATATCATAGGACAGATGGGGTGTACTCAATACACTGAAACTATAGAGGACGCATACAAAATAGCTATGCGTTCTAATGAGAAATGTATTATAACTTTTTTAGGAGCTATTCATGATCGCAAAGACGTTTAAATTTATAGGTGATCACCCCGACCTACACACAGGTACTTTCTATTCTATAAGAGAGTACTCTGAAGTTGCAGAGGTGGGGTATAAAACTTTATACACTAGGTTTGTACGGTACAGATACTCTGAAGTTAACAACGATGTCTTGATGCACCAGTACAGTACACCTAAAAGCAACTTACAAACTTACTCAGAAAAGCTGATGTCAGATTGGTTGCGTAAACCATTAACTAAAATAGATCATAACTATAAGGAACACCAACAATGAATATATTAAGTTGTTTTGATGGGATGTCGTGTGGTCGTCTAGCATTAGACAAAGCATGTGTCAGTTACGACAAGTACTACGCAAGTGAGGTGGATAAGTATGCTATTAAAGTTTCGGCTGCTAACTATCCTGACACTATACAGCTTGGAGATATTAGAGATATTAAGGCTGACGACTTGGACATTGGCTTGCTAATAGGTGGGTCGCCTTGTCAGGGCTTTAGCTTTGCAGGTAAGCAGTTAAACTTTGACGACCCCCGCAGTAAATTATTCTTTGAGTTTGTAAGACTTAAAGAAGAACTACAACCCAAGTATTTTCTGTTAGAAAATGTGAAGATGAAGAAAGAATCTCAGGACATTATCAGTAAGTATATGGGTGTTGAGCCTATAGAAATTAACAGCAGTCTTGTATCAGCACAGAGTCGTAAGCGTTTATACTGGACAAACATACCCTTTGAAATTCCAGGCAATAGAGGCGTTGTGCTTAAAGATATATTAGAAGACGACAGCATTACTGATAGAGATAAAGCACATTGTATTGACGCTAACTACTTCAAAGGTGGCAACCTTAAAAGTTACTTTGAAAAGCACCGAAGACAGTTGGTGTTTGACAAGTGCTTGCAAGTGGGTATTGCTGACGGCATCAATGGACATGACTTAATGAAGAGAGTGTATAGTCCTGATGGTAAGTCACCAACTCTTAACTCTATGAACGGTGGAAACCGTGAGCCAAAAGTAATTCTAAACCCTGCCACTATTGTAGGTAGGAGAATACAAGAGGGCATTCGTAAAGACAACGACATGACAGTACCGCTAGTACAATGCTTAGAAGTTCAAGACTCTAATAAGTCTAGATGTCTATCAACCTTAGAAAAAGATGTTGTTATTTCTAGTCTTCCTAAAGGTAGATACCCCGAAGCATATGATGAAATGTTAAAGCCTATGTGGAGAAAGCTTACACCTCTTGAGTGTGAGAGATTACAAACTGTTCCAGATAATTACACGGCACACGTTAGTAATACGCAGCGGTATAAAATGTTAGGCAATGGTTGGACAGTAGATGTTATAGCACACATCTTTAATTCACTTGGCAGTACACAACAATGGGATTTATTATAATGTTAGATTTAACTCATACTACAGTATTAAAATACAGGAACTACAGAATCTTAAACGAAATATTATGCGAAGCAATTGAGAGCGTGATAGATTCTCTTAATATTGACGGGGATAAAATGGAACCCGCTGTTGCTAGAGCTTTGAGTAGGGAGCATAGACTTTTAAACGAAACTAAAAAACAATTGGCTGTAACTGAGCTGTATTTTGCGGAGGATTAACATGAAAAATAAAGACGTACCTAAACTTATAAGCCAGATAGATCTTGATCAACCCATCCAAACCTACAAGGTGATGGTGTCGGAGGTTTGGGGATACCTTATAGATGTTGCAGCATCCAACGAAGACGATGCTTTAAAGTATGCCGCATCTAGAAATTACTACGAACAGTACGGTTCAAGGATAGTGGACACGCACTATCAAATATTTACTGAAGAGGATGATAGCGATGAATAATCCAGGATGGAACGGAAGCTGTGAGGATTGGTTACACGGTGATGAAGACTTAACAGATGAGCAGCCACCAGAAGAGGAAGGCATTAAAAATGCTGATGATATTACTTTATATGAAAAATGATCCTTATTTTTTTACTATATAGTTTTATAGTATATATAAACTCTTATGAGTATGTATAAGTATATGTAGTAGTTATCTAAAAAGAACTTAATAGATTGTAAAGATTTTATTAGAGTCGTCAACATAAATTTAAATTTATTTAGTTGTATACAATAATGTATAGTTGTATAAACGTGGCGATATTTATTAGGCTGTGTATAATGCAGTAATTATAATTAACATATAAAGAGGTGAAGCATGACAACAGGATTCGGAGAATACTTTTTAACATTCAACATACGCAATGGAGTAGGCCTAGACTTAGAGTTTACTGATAGCAGGGCAATGTGGGCCAGCCTTAGTGACACTGGTAAACTAACCGCAGTATCTTTTAAAGGTGTTGTAGTGATGGTTCCGTTTTTAGTTATTACATTTGGTCAGATCTGGTCGGAGGATTAAAGTTATGACTATGTATAACTGCGGGAATTGTGACCAGTGGAAAGATGATGACTATCATCTTGCTGAGTTTATAAAAGATAACAGTAACGATGAAGAGTACCCAGTGTGCGATAAATGTTTTGCTGAAATCCAGGAGGATTAAAGTTATGAGCGAGAAAGTAAAGAAGATAACAATAAAAGTATTAAACAAAGCCACTACTTGGATGGAAAAAGAAGCAACAGTAATGAAGAGTAAGTTTGAAACTAGGTTTATAAAAACAATAAGATCAGCAGTTGTGTTGTCGTGTGTGCTGGTCCTTATAAATGTTCTGTTAATATTGAGGGGGTAATACATGTTAGATTTAATTATAGGGTTGTTTGTATTCATAGCGTTAGGCTGCGGCATTAGATTGTTATATGAATCTGAGCTTATGATAAACGAACTTAAAAAAGAAAGGGACGAGGACGAATGAATTTTTTTGAAGAGACGCTTAAACCAGGTCCCTCTGCACAGGCAGTAGCTACATCAAAGGCTGCACAGGATGTTGTCTACGGTAAGGCAGGTTTAGTTAGGGCTTGCGCTCACTTCCGTGTACAAGAACAGGCCGTAATACAATTCATTATAGATAAAACAGAGTACGAAACTAAAATTGATATAGAAAGGGCAATGTCAGATGTTGACCCTGATAATTACGGAAACAAATAAAGCTGGTCGAACACCCACACTTATGGTAAACTCAACATTCAATTTCAATCACCAATAAAAGGAAAGTAACATGGCTATATTAGAAGGCGCAGCATACTGGGCATCAGTAACAACCCCGAACACAACTTATGATCCTGTGTATTCGGTTAACTTAGTTGTAGATGAAGCAACCGCAGAGGACTTTAAAGCGAGAGGCTTTACTATTAAGCAGATGGACGAAGGCCCTGCAATTGTTATTAAGCGTAAGGTCAACGGCCCTAACGATATGATTCGCCCTGCCCCTAAGCTAGTGGATCAGTATAAGAACACACTAGATGCTAGGGTTGGTAACGGCTCCAGTGTTAAGGTGCAATACAAAGAATGGGAATCAGTATGGAAAGGTACAACCTTTAAAGGTTTAGATTTCCAGGCTATGCAGGTTCTTGAACTTGTTGAAGTTGGTACACCTGATGGTGCTGAGTTTGACTCTTATGAAACCACGATGGAGGACGAGTTGTAATGGGAATTGTTACAGTAGAAGATGTTAAGTACGAGTCAGACCTACTCTCAGATGAGGGTAGGGCAATACTGTCTCACTTAATAGAGGCAGACAAGCAGGGTCAAAGAGCATCGCTTACAGTGGGGCTTATGCAAGCCGCAACTATAAAGTTAATTGCTGATCTTAAAGATAACCATCTCACGGACGAGGCCATTGCAACAGAGGAAGTTGAAGTAACTGAGGAGTAAGCCGAATGGCTTTCGTTAAACTGCACCAACCCTGTCAGGACGATTCATGTGGATCTACTGACGGGGCCTCTATCAACGCAGACGGATCAGCCTACTGTTTTGTTTGTTTAAAATATTTTCCAACCTATAGCACATCGGAAGTGCAGCCACCTGATACCGTAACGGACTTCACAGTGTATCAAAGGAACAATAGAATGAAGGAGAAAAATCCTGTTGCCGCTTCATTTGTAGAGTTGATTGACCGCAAGATAAGCTTAGCTACAGCTAAGAAGTACGGTGTCAAAGCTTCAACCATTAACGGCAAGGTAGACAAGCACTACTACCCCTACTACAACGGACACGAACATGCAGGAACTAAAGTCCGTAAGCAAAACAAGGAGTTTATTTGGACAGGAAGTGCCAAAGAAGTGGGGTTGTTTGGAGAGAACCTGTTTAAAGCAGGGGGTAAGTTTATAACTTTAACAGAAGGCGAGTGTGATGCAATGGCTGCTTACGAACTTATGGGTAGTAAGTGGCCGGCGGTATCCATTAAGTCAGGTGCGGCAGGTGGTGTCCGTGATGTTAAGGAAAATCTAGAGTACCTTGAGTCCTTTGATGCTGTAGTCATTAACTTTGACAACGACAAGCATGGTAAGGAAGCGGCTCAGAAAGTTGCAAAGTTATTAACGCCTGGCAAAGCTAAGATAATGACACTGCCCGTGGACTACAAAGATGCTAACGATATGTTACGCCAAGGTAGACATGCTGCATACGTCAGTGCTTTTTGGGATTCTAAAATCTATACGCCGTCCGGTGTATTAAATCTATCTGATCAGTTTGAAGCATACCAGAAGCTAAGACTAGAAAAGAAAAGAGCCATACCCTATCCTTGGGGTGGACTTAACAAAAAACTAGAGGGCCTTAGAGCCGGCGAACTTGTCACCCTTACAGGTGGCACAGGTCTTGGTAAGTCCTCCGTCACCAGAGAGATTGAACACTGGTTGATTGAGAACACCGAAGATAACGTAGGTGTCATAGCCCTTGAAGAAACGTGGTCGCGTACTGCCGAAGGTATCATGGCAGTGGAGGCTAACGCTAAGCTGCACCTTGATAGTGTGAAGGCTGAGTTTACTGAGTCACAACTAGACGATTGCTACAGGAAGGTATTCATGGGTGACAACGATGGTCGTGTTTGGATTCATGCACATCACGGTGTCAATAACATTGACGACATCTTCAGCAAGCTACGCTACATGATCATCGGTCTTGATTGTAAATGGATTGTAGTTGATCACCTTCACATGCTTGTGTTGTCTACTCTAGAACATGACGAGCGTAAAGCTATTGACGGTATTATGCATCGTCTCAGGACTATGGTAGAGGAGACAGGCTGTGGTATGATACTGGTGTCACATCTCCGCAGGGTTGAAGGGAACCGTGGACACGAGAACGGCATAGAGACAGGTCTATCACACCTCAGAGGTAGCCAAAGTATTGCTCAGTTAAGTGACTGTGTGATCAGCCTTGAACGCAACCAACAAGCAGAGGATAAGATAGAAGCATCAACCACCAAGGTCAGGGTCTTGAAGTCACGATACACTGGTGATGTTGGCGTTGCTTCTCACTTACTATATGATAACAAGACAGGTAGGCTTAGAGAGTTAGACGACTATGATGAAGCGCAGTTTGATGGAGATATAATATGAAAAAGTTCCCTAGTGGTACTTACGCATTTGATAGTGTGCTTAGACAACTACGTAAGATAGCTCCCGACCTAGTATATGAGTCAACTAATACGCCTAAAGGCAGGGTCTTTAACGGCTTTGTAATAGCTAAAACTAAAACAAGCTTTAGACCTGTGGGCATTCTTGATTGGGCGCACTACACAAAGGGGGGGATCTGTGTTGCCATACAGAACGATGTTCTTCAACAATACTATGAGGAAATGCTTAAAGATCCTCGCAGTCCAAGTAATGTATGGAGAGATAAAGATAAAGAACAACACTTAAAGAAATACTACGAGGATAGATCAGGTGAAGCATATGAGTAACTTAGTATTTGATATAGAAGCAGACGGCCTAGACCCTACAAAAATCTTCTGCATTGTAGCTCAAGACGTAGACACAATGGATGTGTTTACGTTTGACAACACCCAGTTAGAAGAGGGGTACAAGATGTTGTCTGCTGCAACTAAACTGATCGGTCACAACGTGATAGGCTACGACATCCCTGTCATTAAGAAGCTTGCAGGTATAGATCTGTTCAGTAAAAAGATTGTTGATACATTAGTACTGTCACGTTTGTTTAAGCCTACACGCGAAGGCAACCACGGTCTTGAAGGGTGGGGCTACAGGCTGGGCTTTCGCAAGGGTGACTTCGGTCAACAAGAAGACGCTTGGAACGCTTACACGCCTGAGATGCTAGAGTACTGCAAGAACGATGTGTTGCTCAACACTAAAGTCTATGAAGCACTCAAGCTTGAGAGCCGTGGCTTCACTCCGCAGTCAGTGCAAATAGAACACGCAGTAGCTAAGATTGTAGATCAGCAGCGAACCAATGGTTTTGTATTAGATGTTGAAAAAGTTATGGGCCTGATGGCTATGTTTGAAACCAAGCTACACGATCTAGAGCAGGAGGTTCAGGAAGAGTTCCGTCCTGTTATAACTACGCAGATACTCAGCCCT